TTTGATTGGACAACGCAGCTTCAGGATAAGCAGATCGTTTGGGGGCGTGAAGTGAAAGATGGCGAAGCCTGATTTAGACGCACTCAATGAATACATCCGCGAAGTGCGCGATGTGCCGTTTCAGTGGCATGTGAATGATTGCTTTATGTTTACCAATAATGCTTTCCGCGCAATGTATGGCGAAGGTTGGGCAGATGATTGGGTTGGTAAATATACAAAGAATGGAATGTATTTGAAGCGGGACGAATTGCGTAAGGTATTCAAGGCCAACACACTAGAAGAAGCGATTGACCGTAAGATGAAGCGGATCGACTACATTCCACCGAAGGGTGCGCTCGTCACTACCGAAAAGGCGCGTAGGTGGGTGATTGGCGAAGCGATGGGCATAGCAATAGGCACAAAGGCTATCTTCTTGAGTGAAAAGGGTGTAATTTCTCAACAGATAGACTTCATCACAAATGCGTGGGTTAAGGCATGAAATACAGGCTAGGCGATATTACAATTAAGCATTGGAACGATTGGGATCGTGTGCCGCGTGTTGATGCATTTATTCTATTTGGCGGTAATATTCTTGCAGCACCAACTGCATTTCAGGTATTCGCAGCCCAAGCAATAAGTTACCTTGCCGTCACCGCCGTTACATCATGGGCATTACGCGCACTTGCGCCAAAGCCAGACTTCGGTGCTGGATCGCGTGGCTTGCTGGTAAACAGCCGCGAAGCCACCGCGCCACATCAGATTGTTTACGGTGAAGTGCGTAAGGGTGGCACGGTTACATTTATCGAAAGCACTGGCGATACAAACCAATACTTACATCAGATTATTGTGCTTGCTGGGCATGAAGTGAACGATATTGGTGATATTTACATCAATGATGAGGTTGTTACGCTAGACGGCAGTGGATTTGTTACTGACACTAAATGGAAAGACGGTGACGGTAATTCTAAAATTCGCATCAAGACAAAAACAGGTGCTGACAATCAGACGGCAGACAGTGATCTAGTTAGCGAAACATCTGTTACATCCGACTTCAAGGGCGAAGGCATTGCCTACCTTTATGTCCGCATGGAGTATGACCAGAACGTATTCGCTGAAGGCATTCCGCTATTTACGGCCAAAGTTCAGGGTAAAAAGGTATATGACCCACGCACATCCACAACAGGGTATTCTGCGAATGCTGCATTGTGCATACGCGACTATCTCGTTTCCACCTATGGCCTAGATAATGACGGTGACACCAACGACACATCATTCCAAGCTGCGGCTAATACATGTGATGAAAGCGTTACCCTAGCCGACAGCGGAACTGAGAACCGTTATGAAATCAACGGCGTTATTAGCTTAGATCAAACGCCGTCCGACATTCTTGGCGATATGATGACGGCTTGCGCTGGCACATTATTCTGGGGTCAAGGTGAATGGCATCTAAAGGTTGGCGAATATACTTCATCAGTTAAGACATTTACACTAGATGATTTGCGTGGGCCAATTACGCTAGACACCAAGCACAGCCGCCGTGACAACTTCAACATTGTGCGCGGCACATTCACAGATGCGGCGCAAAGCTGGATACGGGCTGACTACCCTGAAATACGATCATCCACATTTATCAGTGATGATAATGATATTGAAAGTGCGATTGACTTAGCACTGCCATTCACAACGTCATCAGCGATGGCGCAACGATTGGCAAAGATGACGCTATTCCGCGCACGGGAGCAGATGACATTCACGGCTGATTTTGGCCTAGAAGCATTTGAGGTTGAGTGTGGCGACATTATCGCTTTGACAATTGACCGTTATGGCTGGTCGGCTAAAGAATTTGAGGTTGTCGGATGGAAGTTTAAGAATGACGGTGATGCGGGTGATCTGCGCGTTGCGCTTACATTGCGGGAAACATCATCTGCCGCGTTTAGCTGGTCGGCTGAAGAAGTAGATATTACAAGCAACAACAGCACATTACCTGATCCACGCGCTGGGCTAGACATAAACAACCTTGCTATCACGCAGATTACAGAAATCACGACTGACGGAACACATACAGTATTCGCGCGCATTTCTTGGGATGAAGTCGATAGCTCATATGTTGACCATTATGAAGTGCAGTGGCGCAAAACGGCTGATACGGATTATCAATCGACTACAACAAGTGAGCAATCATTAGACACTGGTTTGCTAATAGACAACACGCCTTATACAATTCGTGTACGCGCCGTTACTGGCGTTGGTTATCGTGGTGCATTTTCTACGGCATCATTTACGTCCAACGCTGATGTTACTGCTCCAGCCGCCCCAACAGGCTTATCGGTTGACCCAGCATATCGCGCAAATGTTTTATCTTGGACAAACCCAACAGATGATGACTTTAGGGAAGTTGACGTCTACGTTAATACGTCTAACAATTCTGGCACGGCAACGCTTCTTGGCTCTGTTGGTGGCACAAATTTCACGCATGGCGGCTTGGGTGAAAATGTCACCAGATATTATTGGTTGAAGGCAAAGGATTTCACTGGCAACACATCTGCGTTTTCCACTGGTGCAAGCGGGACAACATTGACTGACCCTGCGGATGGTGCTGATGGCGCTAGTGGTGATACAGTTGTGACGGGCAAGGTTTATTATCAAACTTTGCAAGCATCATCACCAAGCACGCCATCTGCATCAAGTTACAACGTATCAACAGCATCATTTACTGGACTAACATCTGGTTGGTCACTGGCACAGCCAAGTGTTGATATAACAGACACTAGCGTGAAGGAATGGTCATCAAATTTCACTGTGACCATTGATGGTGTAACATCTGCGCAAACTATCGCTTTCACGTCACCTACTGGTGCAATTCAGGTAACAACTGATATTGAAAGCGATAATTATGTTGCTGGTGTGTCTGGGTGGTCTATTCAGCGTGATACTGGAAGTGCTGAATTTGGTGCTGCTTCTATTCGTGGGACGTTGGCGGCAAGTCAAATTCAGATCGACAATGTAACGCTAGATACAAACGCAAGTAATCAGCTTATTATTAAGTCTGGTGGTGTTGATACTCCTCAAATCACAACAGATGCGCTATCTGATGCTGTTACTGTTTCTACAGGTTCTGCAAGTGTTGGCACAAGTTTCCCGGGCACTATCGTGTTGACCACAAATGTATCTGGGAGTTATGGTGATAAGTTTTTGATTGCTGCAATGGTTGACGATGTAACGCATACAACATCAACGGCAGACTTAGAGGCATTAGTATTCCTAAATAATGCTTCAACAGTTTATATGAGTGATATTGGGAAGGGTATTAGTAGCACAAGTAAAGGCGGGTTTACATTGGTTGGCGTGAGCACCCTTCTTACAAGTGGAACAGTTCCAGTAGACTTTAGAGTTTACAGTACTAATAGTGGGTCATCTTTAGGTGCTTGCTTCTTACAGGTTATAAGGTTGAAGCGATGATTAAGTACGTCATTCATAATTCAAATGGTGAAATTATTAGATATGGTCAATGTCAGGAGGGTATTACGCAAGCTAAGGATGGCGAATTTCAGTTAAACGTAGATTGGCCTGATGACGTTAGTGATTACACCATTCAAGACGGGTCACTTGTGCGCAAAGATCAATCCATGCTTGATGCACAAGCCTTACAAAGAGCAGAAAGTAAGATGCGCTCAATGCGTGACATTTTATTAACCGCTTGCGATTGGACGCAAGCCGCCGACAGCCCACTAACAGACGCCAAGAAGGCAGAATGGGCCACCTACCGCCAAGCCTTGCGCGACTTGCCGTCTACCACAACTGACCCAGCAAACCCAACTTGGCCAACTAAACCAACCTAGTCTTTGCAAGAAGGCTAAAATGCGCTAGAATGCGCTTGCATATGCTCAAAAATACGGAGTTCGTAACATGGCAACCTTCAACAAAGTAAATGACTTTGTGGTGAACGCGGTTCACAACATGGACTTAGAAAGCGATCAGGTAGTTGTCGCTCTGTCCAACACAGCACCATCATCTGAGAGTTCAGACCCATCTGCCGATGGCAATGGCGTCTTGGCTAACGTGACTGAAGTGGCTTACACAAACCTTTCATCACGCAACGTGACAACATCATCTTCAAGCCAAACATCTGGCACATACAAGTTGGTATTGGCTGACATCACGCTAACATCGTCTGGCGGGTCAACTGGCCCATTCCGTTACGTTTACATTTACAATGATACAGTAACGACACCAGCCGATCCGTTGATTGGTTATTATGACTACGGTTCATCATTGACGCTGAACGACGGCGACAGTCTTACAGTAGACTTCAGCGCAGCAAACGGTGTTCTACAAATCGCATAAGGTGCTTTTATCATGGTGACGTTGGTTAACCGCGCGAAAATGTCCACGTCCACCACTGGCACTGGGACAATTACGCTTGGCACGGCAGAGGACGGTTATCAGTCTTTTGCCGATGCTGGCGTATCTGATGGCGATGTAGTTCGCTATGTTATCGAAGAAGATAACAACTGGGAAATCGGCACTGGCACATATACGGCTAGTGGCACAACCCTAACCCGTAGTGTGATCGAAAGCAGTAACAGTGATGCGGCTATAACGCTTGCTGGTGCGGCTGTTGTGTTTGTCTCAGCTACCGTTGAGGACTTCACCAACTTCCAGACGGGTACAACATCTAGCACAACTGAAACGGCGATTGCGTCTTATGCTAAAGCTGACTTTGTAGGCTTGGAAGTGACTGTTGTTGCGGATGATGCGACTGAACGCACTATTACTAAGTTGCTGGTCGTACACGATGGCACGACTGCCGTTGCAACGCAGTATGGCGAAGTAAACACGGATACTGCACTTGCGACATACGATGTAGATATATCTAGCAATAATGTGCGTTTGCTTGCTACGGCGGCAGCGGCCACATCAACAACATACACAGTTAAGGCGGTTACGTTCGACGCATAGACTACTGCCAAGTGGAGAGTGAAGCATGGCAAACAACAAAGACTTCAAAGTAAAGAACGGTATCCAGCCAACGGTATATCATGAGGGCTTGGGTACTGTTACGTCTGGTAGTGTGACGGTAGGCTTTGCAGATATATCAACATGGGCATATGACAGCGTAAGTTTTAGTATTGCAACCGAAGAAGGAACACCAAGAGACGTTTTCTTTAAAGATGACGGCCTTAGAATGTACATAATTGGGAATGCTAGTGACAAAGTTCACAGTTATACATTAAGCACAGCTTGGGATTTATCTACAGCATCTTATGATAGCAAATCATTCAGCGTTGCAAGTCAAGCAGGTCTTCCAAGAGGTATTGCGTTCAAATCGGACGGAACAAAATTTTATGTAGTCGGGGCAACTTCTGATGCCGTTTTTCAATATAGCTTATCTACTGCATGGGATGTTTCTACAGGAACTTATGACAGTGTTTCGCTTTCTGTTTCGGGGCAAGACACAGGCCCATCTGATATATTCTTTAAACCAGATGGCACAAAAATGTTCATCTTAGGGACAACAGGTAGAGATATAAATGAATATAATTTGAGTACAGCATGGGATTTATCAACCGCAAGCTACAGTCAGGTTTCAAGTTCAATATCAACTTACGAAGACGCACCTAATGGGATGTTTTTCAAGAGTGATGGCTTAAAGTTATATATAATTGGTGGAAACGGTGACGAAGTAAACGAATTTAGCCTTAGTGCTGCTTGGGATGTAAGCACAATATCTCACGTTGGTTTATTTAGTGTTGCGTCACAAGAGACAAACCCATTAGGTTTCACATTTAAACCAGATGGCACAAAGATGTATATTGTTGGTAATATAAACGACAACATCTACCAATACTCCACAGGCTCAACCACAACCACCAACACCCTAGACCTATCCACTGGCTCAGTCTTTGAGATCACCCCAACGTCTGACATTCAGATTGGCCTAAGCAACCCTGCGGCTAGTGGTACTGTTAGTCAGGCTACGTTGTTGCTGGATGGGGCGGTGAATGGGTATGACCTTAGTGGGGCTGCTTATGATAGTATAGATTTTAGCGTAGCATCACAAGCTGGCGATCCAATGGATGTGTTGTTCAACAATGATGGCACAATTATGT